TGGCGTAGGAACATCGTTCCAATGCCTTACGGCATTTGCCACGATAGCCACATTAGTGACCATGTAACAAATAAGAATAAAGGTGCGTATGCAAGCAACAATATCTGCCTCTCTATCATTTTTACCCTCCTTTTGACCTAGTGCTTTTGCCCAGATTCTCCACAGATTCATTTAAGATAATCCAATCTCAATCTTAGTTCATTAATTTGTTCTTGTTGCTCTTTGATTGCTTCAACAAGCACCGCAACCATATTTTGATATGCAACCGCTTTGGTTCCATCTGGACCTTCCTTAACAAGTTCAGGAAGAATCTTCTCAACTTCTTGTGCAATAACACCAATCTCGCGCTCTTCTTTACCAATACGGTTGAAGTAGACACCTCTAAGATCCATGACCTTCTCAAGTGCGTTGGTGATACCAACAACATTCTCCTTCAGTTTTTCATCAGAGTTAGCAGTGACTGTGCCAGAGAAGTTTGCGTTGCCAGCAGCGTTGATTCTGAGTCTCTCCTGGGGATTGGAGACTCCGTTCTCCATTGTACCAAAGACCAGAGCAAATTGTCCAGAAGTACCCTCAGATAGACCCTTGATGTATCCACGCTCACCAGTGTTACCAATGTCATTACCTTCAAACTTCAGACCACCATATCCATAAGAGGCATTAAGTGCTGGGTCAGTCTGAACAAATCTGACAAAGTTACCATCATTATCAGACGCATCGTTTGTAACTGCAGGATCAGTAGAGACAATGACACTCTGTAAGAATGTAGCAACACCGACTGCATTGACAGTATTGAAGTTGACTTGCTGATTAAAGGTACTAATACCAGTCTCTACAATCCAACCGTTTGGAATGTTCCAAACCAGCGATTGAGTTCTAAACTCAACGTTATTTTCAAAGAGAACAGGACCACTAGCATACAGAGAATAACCTGGTTTTGCTGAGGTCGTCTCAATACCAACGTTTGCAGTAGTAGAGATACCAACACCGTCAAACACCCAAACGTCAGATACGTTTGTCAGACCAGATCCATCACCTCTAAATGTTCCACTCCAGAGACCAACATAATAATTGTCTGGATTTGCCTGAATAGGACCAAACTTCTTCCAGTTGTTGTCATTAGTATAAACCCATCCAATCTCACCACCAGAATTTGGTTCTGCATCATAGACAACGTTACCAACGTTACCTGCAATTTGTGGTGTGGAGATGCCAACTGTATACTCTCTAGCAATAGTTTGATCACCCTGGATCAAAAGACTATTACCTTCCAGAGAATCATTAACAGTCAGTTTCTTATTAACAACAAGAGGACCGTTGAACTGAGAGATGATAACATTATCTTTGCCACCGTCAACCTTAATACCTCTGGTAACAGACAGTTGTTCGGTTTGATCTACATCAAATCCAACTGCACCCGTATCGCTAGTAATATCCTCACCAGTTACAGTAGGAATTGGTGCATTGGTAATTAAATCTTGTCCTGTAGTACCACTAGTAAACTTGTTAACAGTATAAGAGTTACCTTGGTCATCAAGACCATTATAGAATGGAGTACCCGCATTAACAGAGATAGACTGAGACAGAAGTCTCTCAACTTGCTTAAACTGCCTATCTTGTCTCTCAGGAAGAGCAGTGGAGTAGTTACCAGGTCCAAATCCAAGATATTCAAAAGTATGACCAGATGCACGAATAATAGAGTTTCTTCTAAATTCAACTGGTTCAAACTTAACTTTTCTTGCAACAGAACCAATTACATGGTTTTGCTTCTGAGATCCGAACAGACCACGGAAGACATCAATCGCAGTATCACTAGTAACAGACTCACTAATTCTCATTATTTCATTATCAATAATGAGATAGTCACCAACATCCCATCCCATGTGAGATGCATTAGTAACAGTCAACGTATTAAGTGTTGGATCAGTCAGCGCAGCTGCCAAGGTAGTAGTAATACCAGCATATTGTGGTACGAGTCTGGAAGAAGATGCTTCATCTGCACGATCAATTCCAGATGCTTGTGCATTAACACCAGTTCTATAGATAAATCCACCACCAGTTGGTGTTACTGTGGTTGTACCAATACCAATCTTAACTGCAATACTATTGACATTATAGACAGTATCAACACTCCAGTGTCCATCAATCAGGGAATTACCTGCTCCACCAATTACAATGGAGTTGCCAACCAACAAACCATGAGAATCAACAGTAGTAATGCTGGAGATACCAGATAAGTTATCATATGTAATAGAACTGATACCAATTGCATCACCAGTTAGATAAGCAGTAGTGTCAGAGAGAACAGCAGAGCTAATCTGAGTTAATCCATTGGTGTTAATACCAGTGATAGCAGCAGGAGCAGCGAATTGTTCTCTATAATATACCGTGCTTGCAGAAGCAACATTAATGTTTACATCATCACCATTACCTATACTTGTAATTCTGTAGAGGTTATTGTAATCCCTGAATCTGTCATCTCTGATTCCATCAATGCGAAGAACATCACCAATACTATTGTGAATGTGCTCAACTGTTACATAACCACGGATGTGTCCCGTAGTTGTACCAACACCAACAACAGACAGGGTATTACCAATTCCATATGCAGATCCACCATCAACAATCTTGATGTCAGAGATAGAACCAGTAGCATCAATCTCAATATTAGCAGTTGCATATTTACCAGTTGTAGATCCAGCAAATCCGACCAATTTTGCGTTATGAAGTGTCTGAACACTACCAGACCCATCACCGTAATTAGCACCAACACTAGTAATGCCAACTTTAGTGATGTAATTAAGACCGTGGTCTCCAGAAGTAGTTACTGTATGAGCGGTTCCAGAGGAAGATGTAATCTCAACAATATTAATACCAGATACAAAGTCTCTAGTTCTCTTATTAATAACCTCTTTTGTAAGACTATTCTTTGGATTATTAACTTCAGTCAAACCAAGTGGAGTTGGCAGAGCGAAGGTTCTAGTCTGTTCAGGATCAGATGTTGGATTATCTCTATCAAGCTGAGGATAAAGATTCTTAAGAGGTTGACTGTATCTAAGATTTTGGAATGGTGCAACCTGTGGTTGAGAATCTGCAGCAATCAAAGTCAGATGGTAGACACCATCTTTTGCATTAGGAATATATTCTTGAATCTCTTCCTTTCTGTATACAAATAAAGTAGTATTATACTCTTTACGCTCAAATCTAGGAAGGCTTGTAGTTCTAAGATTAATATTGTTACTAAAAACACCAGGATTAGTAGTCAGACCAACACTAAAAGATTTTCTATCAGGAGTAGCAGTAACACTAAAAACACCATTAAATCCAGTATTACCAAGACCAGTAGTATTTGCAGTCGAGATAATATTTGAGATTTGTACTTTAGATCCTACAGACAAATCATGAGGAATTTCAGTTTTAATTGTAGCAATACCAACGATTGCATCCCATTCAGTATCCGAAATAAATCTTGGATTTCTGATCTCAGATGTATTTGAGAGGACTACTGGCGATGTACTTTTAAATTTAGCGACTTCTTGATTGGTAAATCCAACGGTAGTGCTAGATTCTTGAAGAACAAATGAATCCTCAGGTGGTCTACCAAGAACAGTAGAATCTTTTGGTACAACGTATCTTACCTTATAGATTCCATCCTCAAGACCTCTGTTATCTGGAGTTCTGCTAATAAATGTTTTTGGAGTTGCTGCACCAAGAGAACTTGTGCCAAGTCCTACAACAGTATTATAAATCTCATTGTTGTCGGATACATTAACATACCATTGCCCAATATTAGTATCATACTGAATTGGGTGACCAATATCACCAGACTTCTTATCAGATACTCTAGATTCAATCTGAAGAATACCACCCTTACTGTTTACAACAACGGCAGAAGCACTAATAGTATCATTCAGAGTTTGTGCTAATTTAATCTGGTCAGTATTAATACCAGCAGTAATAGCATAATAAACTCTATTGTGATCCAGACCATCTGGGAGTTCACCATCATCACTAAGAATACGTACAGATTCACCAGACTTAAACTGATGTCCTTCAGTCAGAGTGAAAATATTGGAGGTAATACTATTGATACCAATAGCAGTTCTACCAACAGTAGATAACTTCTTGGAAGTTACCTCATAGACACCCGTTCCTTGGGTGTCTGGCATTACAATTTTGGCAGTTTTAGTCTGAGGAACATTATTCTCGTTGATGATAACTTTCAGTCTATCATCGACTTTTGCACCAATTCGATATCCCTCAAGTACAGACTTTGGAGGAATATTTTGATTGATCTCATTATAAAGATATAATCTATTATCATTACCAGCATCGATAGTTTTTTGTACGTCAATCGATGCAAATTCAATAGTTACTTCATTATCATTAAGTTTTTGAGGAGGAAGAACGTGAGTGATAAATCCAGTATCATCTCTTGGGAATGCATTATTTCTAAATCCAGAACATACCAGTGCTTTTGCACCAAAGTTGGAGTTAGAGTTCGTAACTGAGTGGTCACCACCAGACTCAGCAACAAAGTGATTCGCATATCCAATAGCGAACACAGAAACCAACTGCAAGAATGCATCATTAGATGCTTTAATATGGAAGTTCTCGTAGTCTGGTTTGTAAACTGCAGAGGTGTCGGTGTGTAAGTTACTTACGGCAGTAGAGTCTTCATATACACCAGAGATTGCATTATATTTTACGAATGCAGTATCATCCTTTTGAAGTCCAATACCCGTAAACTGGGCAACAACCATGGACTTGAATCCATCTGCCTTACTACCATCAGCATGAAGACCGCACATACCGTATACAGAACGGAGTGAGCAGTTAAAGATATATGGAGATGCAGAAGTTACAGAGTCAACAACAATATTCAGTGTTGGAGCACCTGCAACAATAGATGGAAGTGCATTTGCTGGTGGAGTAGATACTTCGTAAGCAATCTTAGTGGGACTTTGAACCTCACTAATTACAAAGGAACCGTTATATCCACCAGTAGGTACACCTTCAATTCTAATCGGAGTATCTACATCAAGTCCACCAATAGCTTCGGTGAGTTCAACTTCAATAGTTGTATTTGCAGTGATACCATCACCTGCTTTAATACTATTGATACCAACATTCTCACCCTTAGAACCAACAATTCTAAATTCATCAATCTTGGTTTGAATGTCAAGTCCAGAGTCTGGGAAGTCTGGAGATACATCTCTTCCGCTAGAAGGACCAAAGACAAGTCCAATCTTCTCATAGAAGATATCAAGGTCAGTTCTCTCAGAAGAATAATTTAAGAAATTATCATTAAATCCAACATCGTTTACACCATCAGCATACTCAAAACAAGTAACTTTATGGTGAGAATAATTAGGAACGTACTTTGTCAGACCATAGTCTTTAAAGACAGACGCATTGGGATTAGCATCAAAGAATGTGAACTGATAGAAGTAGCAAGTACCAGTTACACGGAATAAACAGGTCTGTTTAATATCTGCGTCTGCAGGATCAGGAACGAACATCGGACGGATCTTCGTCTTACGAAGGTCCATACCAACAATAGATGTACCACGGGGAATAATTACACCACCGTAGACAGAGTTCATCTTATAAAGATCATTCTCTGGATCATCAATATCAAAGTTAGTATCTAAGGTAAACTGAGTAAGATCATTTGACGTAGATCCACTACGAGTCAACCAGTTGTCACCAACTAATGGGTTATCATGAATGGGAATCCATCCAGGTCTGTTATCAATAAGGTGCTCACCAGGATAAACGATGATTGTTGTTCTACTAAATCTATCATTATCCAGACCCTTCTGATAAGAGAATCTCGCTGCTTCTAAGAGTGCTCTTTGAATAGTCTTGAAGGGTCTAACAAGGGAATTGCCCTGGTTTTCAATACTATCCGTCGAGTCAATACTAGAAGGATCGACGTAAAGGATATCACCTTTACTATTCTTGAGGAAATTATCTAAGCGACTAAGACCCATTTTATTCCACTAGATGCTTTTGCTATGATTTATTTATTCATTCTCTGTCGCACTCAAAATATATTCAACAGTGTTAGCAACATCATTCATTGCATCCCTAAGGAACGGTTGTTGACCAGAATGTTGCCTCCCTTTTGTAGTGCCGTTTCTACACTCTTGTGCGAGTGTCCAGCGCCACTGTTGCATACTTTTAGAGTACCAAAGATTTATTTTCATGCGTAGGATTACTCCAGTCGTTGGTAAAATTGCGTATATATTCAATCTTATCCAAGTTATCTTGACTATCGAGAACAAATTCCTCGTTAGCAAAGTGGAGTTTGACTCTAAACTCTAAAGCCAATTCCATAATATGCTGTCTTCTCTCTTTATCATCGGGCAGAGAGAATATACTGAACATCAGTATATGATCAACATTACCTTGTTTGATCAAATATTCCAAATATACATGATTTCTTCCCTCGTTATCACCTGTTTGATGGGGGAACGTATATCCCATCCTATGACAATATTCTTTTACTGTCAACGTCTGGAAATACAAATCTATATATTGAGTTTTAAATCCCTCATATTCTGCATACATGACAACGTTCTCGTGATCCAGAATAGGAACACTCCTTGACTGAATATCCGTATCACCAAGTATTCTAAAATATGATCCTGGCCATTTCCTGTGAGGTTGTCCATCCCTCAACAGAACTCTAACATCAATACTTATTCTAGTCTTACCAGTTCTGTTGGGAACCGCACCATGAATATTCTCTTGAGTGAACAGCAAAAACTGATTCTGAGTTATGTTAACAGGTTTGCAGCGATTTAGACACCAATTTTGAAACTTTTTATAATCCCAATTCTCTTTGAGACACGCTTGAGTAATCCATCTACTCGTCTCTATATCAATTATCTGTAAAGAATTAGATTCATATGCGTCAGTAAAAGGTAACCATATTGTTCTCAATCCCAAACCATTACCAACCCATTTACCCTGGTGGAATGGAAGAACTGTACCAATCTTATCTTGATCTGGAACAGTTATTCTAATATTACCAAACCTCTGCACCAAAACATCAGTTGGTAATAGTGGAAGAACTTTCTCAGCAATTAGTTCATCAAATCTTTGATAGAAGTCGGTATCTGCAATATCCTTACCAATTTTTTTGACAAGATTCCCAATATGCTTATATGGAACTATTTCATGAAGGTGTTCCAGATCAACCACATCTGGGTAATACTTATGAATAGAATCTAATATAATATCACGAAAGCAATATTTATCAGAATCATAGTTATATATTTCTGCGTCAAACATAAGAGCCCCCGATCCGATTTGAACGGACGACCTGCTGTTTACAAGACAGCTGCTCTACCACTGAGCTACAAGGGCATTTATTGTGGTCCTGCTGGAGGTTCCACAAGGTAAATGTTACCAGATATTGTTGATCCTTCATTACCAGACATTACGAAGTGCTCTACCCAGGAAGGGAATATAATCATACCACCAGAAGGAATCTCTGGAATAAAGTCCATTGGAATAGTATGGGCATACATTCCCCATTGATTCATGTATTCCTTCCTGGCAGGATTCATGAATACTGTTTTAGAACATTGAACGGTATCATATATGATAAAACTCCATTGAGCACCAGAATGAATATGAGGATCTTGCCAATCCTCTTTATTATATTCATTCCTCCATACTTGACCAATAGCAAAAGGTTTATCAGAAAATCTACCAATACATTCTGAGATTATAGATCCCAAATATTCATAAGCTTCATCAGTCAAAGAATCTCCAGAAAGGCTTGAATTTACTCCACTCAAAAAAGATGGGGCAAAAGTAGGATTATCATTAAAGTCAATCTTATCTAGATCAACTTTTTCAACAAAAAATGGAACAGAGAACATTGCATGTGGTTCTCTAGAATAATCAAGATTCATCTAACTCAGCAAGCATTTCTGGATTTTCTAATTCCAATTCAAAAAAACAAGGATGACATTCTTCCATTATTAAATATCCAGAAGATTGGAATAAGTGTTCTGGCGTATAACGAAGTTTATGTGTATCAGCAGCAATTTTACAAGAATAATTTTCTTCTTCTGCTTCTGTCAATTCATCCCAGGTAAAAGGTATGCCATTTATGAAGTACATTTTGACTACTCTTTCTGGTACTCCCAATTCCATTGAATCGTACCAGCAGTATGCTTTAGTAAGCTTGAGCTTCGTACTCATACTGTTACCGTTTCCTAATATTTAGTTTTTAAGGGAAGGCGCTCTTTCTACATAGAGTCTTTGGGTACTCCTTCCCGATAGGAGAGGGGGGACTTGAACCCCCACGGGATTAACTCCCAACAGATTTTAAGTCTGGTGCGTCTACCGATTCCGCCACACTCCCAAAAATAAGTATTCTTAATAAATGACGTTTATTAAGATACTTTATAAGTTGGTGGATGAAAATGACAATACTCATTAAAAGTAATCTTCATTTCCTTATTAGTCAGATTAGCATGTTCTGCTGCTTTTGGTAAATTCCACTTTGCAGTGAACAACATTTCCATCGATTTACGTGTTTCTGGACGCATAGACCTTTTATAATGATTGCCCCCGAAGGGGGAAGCGGAGTATCGGAATCGAACCGACGACATCTAACTTGGAAGGATAGCGTTCTACCGCTGAACTAACTCCGCGAGTGTAATCTGTAAGAGATCTAGACTGAGACTTGGGCGACCCCTCAACTGATTACCTTTATATTATACACTGATCAGGTGTTGTTGTCAACTCCTACCATGGACCACCATATGTAGTATCAGAAGCAATCCCAATAGAAGTATTGAGATTGGCAATCTCAACGTTATTTTTTGCCTCTTGCCTATAAAGACCCCAATCAGCAAAACGAGCGTCACCAACTAACTCTTGAGCCCTGGTAGCAACGTCAGCATAACTCTGAGATTTATCCCACACGGTATTGTACTGACTTATCAACGAAGTCACATCAACTGCAGGTCCAGTAATATCATAAACAAGTCCTAGTTGAGATCCACCAGACTGATAAACCCTAGTGCTAACTCCTTGCCCAACATTAGATGCTGTTAAAGTAACAAAACCCTCACCATCAAGCACTGAATCCGTATTATAATTTGTTAGATTTGGATAATCATAAATCTTCGCAACATCAGCATTAACTCTGCCAAATGCAACGACTTGAGTTGATCCAATTCCAGTGATTGAGGTAAAATTACCAGTAGTTGTACCAACTCCAGCAACAATAGATCCATACTGAGAAGTTATATTGCTGGTACTAGAACCATATCTAACAGATCCAAGTCCAACATTTCCACCTATTGCAATAATATCATTCTTAAAAGAATTACCAGAATTAATATTAACCAGAGTATTATTGGTGGTTGCCTCTGCGGGAGGACCAAATGTTGCAATATCTTCCGTTACTCGCTTACGGCGATCAGGAATTGAATCATTCGATTTTATAAGATTATCTCTTTCTTCAGACAATCTATCTACAACAACTCCCATAAATTACTCCTTATAATTTGATGTCTTTAGTGCTTTTATCACCGCGTGCATCATAATCATATCCAGAGATAGAAAACTGCTTGTCACTGCCAGGATAATCGGCAGGAGTTGCACCTTCATATTCAACAATCAAAGGTTCACCATCAATTCTCGCTGCCCATACTTCATAGAAGCAATAGACGTTAGCACCAGAACCAGATCTAACCTTAATTAATTTACCCCACTCAGGAATTTCTCTATCTACAATTAGATCTTGAGAGTATCCAATTTGAGTCAAAGTAACCGTAATTGTATTTGGATCAATCAATCCTTCCCAATAAGAAGGAAGTTCAATAACATTTTTATCCTTTAGTGTCCCTCTAATATAAACACCTGCTTCAGGACCTTCCGCACAGATGTGCCTCAATCTATGATTTTCTTTATTGGGGTGAGTAATGTCAAATCCCTTCCAAGATTGTACATTAATCTGACCATTAAAGGTCGATGCTTTGATCGTGCCAGCAGCGGTAATATTTTGACAAGCAACAATATCCTTATCTAGTTGAAGATTTTGAGCTTTAACATTATAAAGAAGATATGGAGTACATGCCTCTGCTGGATAATCAGGATCACCTGTACTAGATTTTACAATGTAATCATATTTTGACGATGGGGTTCCATTAACAGGACGATCTGCACAATCAGATGTATCAGATTGCTGTGGAATAAATTCTGCCATAATTACCTCTTAGTATCATAATGATATCCAGACACCGAATACTCGTCGTTATTACCTGGATAGTCTGCGGGAGTTGCACCCTCATATTCTGGAATTAGTTTCTCACCATCTACTCGCTCACCATATACATGATAATGACAATTAATAGGTTTAGCAGAGTGAAGAAAGACTCTATTGTCTTCAATTCTGTGGATAATAATATCTTGATGACTGCCAACTGGAGTAATAGACACTGTAATTGAATCAGGATCTACCAATTCTCTCCAATATTCAGGAAGTTCAATTACACTATTATTCTTAAGTTTACCTCTTATGTATACGTCATTTGTTGGTCCCTCAGGACAAGTATGGCGTAATCTCCATCCCTCTTTTGTTGGGTGAGGAATGTCAAAGTTCTTCTTAGCAGACAAGATGTGTCCACCACAACGAGACATAACCTCTCCCTGAGCGATGATATTCATTCCAGCATTAATGCTAGAGTTAGTATCAATAACACCCAAAAATGCGGTGGATCCTTGAACTGCAAGAGAATATGGGTTATTAATTCCTGTACAGAGAGCTCCAGGAATCAGTGGAGGCACTGTAATATCTGGATTGATCGCTGGTCCAATATTTACATTAGCCAATAAAAATGGCGGAATTGCTCCAAAGACTGCTGGAGATTCAATATAAGCACCTCCTCTAATTTGAAGAGGACCTTTTCCTAGAGGGACACTAGGATCACCTTCTCCAACATATAGAGTCTTTTTAACTTCTAAATCAGGTACTTTCATTATAAAAATCCTCCAGTTCTTTGTTGAGATTCAAATGGCGATGTTCCTTTAGATGGTTTAACAGTTGTTGCAGAATCAGCACAATCAATCATACCCCCATAAAAATTAAGAGATGCGTTACCAACTAATTCACATGTTCCTGAAGATAGAAATTTTGCAACGGCATCACCATTAACCTCTATATTTTTAGATTTAATGGTGACTTTTTCGTTAGATTCAATATTAATATGTCCACTCTGGTTATTAGGACCAGTTGCTTTTAAATCAATATTTCTAGCATCTAATCTAATTCTACCCTTTGGTGCCTTTAGAATTATATCACCTCTCGCTGCATTTATCACCATTGCAGTATCATTAACAGGATCTTCACCACAATGAATCTGATAAACACCAGGACATCTATTGATAGTTCCTCCTGCCATCGTACCAGAAGACATGAGCATCATGTAATGTTCAGCAGACATTCCTGGATGCCCATTGCGAACTAAAACTCCAGCGTATTCATATCTAGGAGTTATGTGCCCAAATTTAATATGCCCGAAGTCGTTACCCAAATCTATTGGGTTATGTATCTTTGGTCCTGCCATTTGTTATTATACGTTTAGTATCCGTATCCTCCACCACCAGAAGAAGGAGGTGATGGTGGAGTTGGGGTTGGTGGAGTTGGGGTTGGTGAAGGTGGAGTTGGTGAAGGTGGAGCACTAGAAGGTTGTGCTGGAGTAGAAGATGAAGTCTCGACAACCTGTGTTCCCATGTTCAATTGACCTCCAGAGTTTGAACTTGAAGGTGGAGATGGTTGTGATGATATTGGTGATGTTGTACTTGTTGGTTGTATAACCTGAAGTAAATTACCATCTAACCATTGGAAACGATTATCATAATTAGATAAACTTTCACCAATAGTATCCCAAACTAAAGGATGTGCTCTCTGCGTATGTTGAGCACCAACCATCTTCACTCCCCTATGTTGATGTGTTGGTCCATAATATGGCTGTCCATTGATATAACCAGCAAATTCTTTATTCTCAATGATACCAACACAATTTACAACAGATACAATGCCACCAAGAATAGGATCTTCTGGGACATTGCCATCTACATCATCACCAATTCTCTCAACACAGAATACTGGTTTCAATATAGCATTATAACCTGTTTCTGATTCAATGTAAATAAGCGGTCTTTCAACAAATCCCTTACCAGCTTTTACAATTCTAAGTGACTGCAATACACCGAATGGTCCAAAAGTAGGAACTACTTCAGTTCCATTGCTTGGTTCAATAACAACTCGATCGCCATCGCTATAATTGATACCATGATTCTCAATATTAATATCGCACAAGTATAGAATTGTAGGATAACTTCCAACATCTATAGTTGGGAATGCATCAAACTCAGTTGCACCACCTGGACCTGTACCTGGAATAGTAGTTGTACCTCTAAGTCTTGCAAGTCTTTCTTCTTGAGATTCTCCAGTTGGGATTCCACTTCCACTATCACCTTCTCTACCACCTACACCTGGAGTTATTCTGCCACCTGGTCCAATAATAGGAATTCCACCCTCATAAACCGCCCTATCTTCAGGACGAATTACAGTGTCTCCCTCACGAGGATCAATATCTTCATCAGAATCTCTTCCAGGTGGAAACTTCTCCCATCTTCCATCACCTCTTTTAACAACAGTATAATCTGATGGTGCCCAGACTCTACCATCACCACCAAGATCTCCATTTGGTCTAGATATAAATCCACCACCAGGATCTTTAATCACAACTTGAACAACTCTAAGTGTTGGATCCCCAGTCTGAGGATCTACTCCACCATCTGGAGCAGTTATTACTTGAGCTCGAACTCCACCACCCTTGCCACAATTATCCTTAATTTGAATACCTGGTGCTTTTTTGTATCCGAGACCACCAGCAATTAAATCAACACCCAAAAGTTCTCCAGCAGCACTGACGATTGCATTACCCCTCGCACCAGATCCACCACCACCCCAGAAGGTTACTTGAGGTGGTCCACAAAATACAGGTCCAACATTACAACCATTTATAGACTGAACTGCATCGCTAATTAGACCATCAAAATCAATAGATGCAAGATTATCAATATCTACTAAGTTTGATGCAGATGCTGCGATTCCCTTTGCTTGATTAATAATACTATCTAAATCTAAAGTTATTGGAGGAGATCCACCTTCAAAGATATTCCACTCTTTCGTATCTGGGCACTCTTGCTTTTCTTCACAAGCAAGGAATCCAGCAATTTGACCAAGAATACCAAGAATAGCTCCAGCAATACTAAATGCACCACCAAGTAGAGAAGATATATTATTAATAATTGAATTTATAGCACCAGTAAGAGCACCAAGAGTATTTCCTAAAAGACTAGCAATAAAATTTTGAACTGCACATGCAGGAACGTTAATATAACGATCAAGCATCTGAGTCAAAAAGTTGCCAACCATTGCTTTAAGGTTGCCAATCATTTTATTGAACAGACAAACAATCAGTTCAATCAGAGCATCCTTAGCAACTTTTGCTTTATCTCTATCTGGTGGATTTATAAGTTCCGCTAAAAATTTAGTTTTTTCATTAATTTGCTCTTCAACAAACTTCCTAATATTCTTAAATAAGTTTTTTAATCCAAGAGATATAAACTCAGAAGCTTCTGCTGCCTTCTCATTAATCCACTGCTGCTTATCAGCAATCCATCCTTGAGCAGCACTCTCCCAACTATTTAATTGATCAGTTGCCCTCTCAATCTTTGCAATGAGTTCCTTCATGTAAACTCCAATGGAACTCAATTCACTTTCCCCACACTCTGTAGGAGTAGACAAGGGGAAGGATGGTTCCTTCATCATTGTCTTATCACTGAGTGACATAATATTTGGAGAAGTAAAACCTTCTAAAGGATTACCCTGAAATGCAGGAATAGAATGACCACCAACAAGATCCCAATCCTTATATCCACTATAAGGAATGAATCCATTATTCTCTGGTTGATTCTTAGGCAGAAGAAGCTGATCATTATTTGGAACAGTATAAAGATAAACTGGTCCTTCTTTTTTTGCAGGGTCTTCCCAATAACCTACAACCTTTGATCCTTGAGTAATCCCTGGTGTTAGTCCTGTCTTTTTATGACCAGACCCTGCACTTGACGAACCAACCACAACCCAAGGGAGCTGATCATCACTTTGTACGTTTTTATCTGGAGAGTGAACTCCTTCTATCCTAACCTTTACACGATAACCCCAATTTTTAAGTTCTGAGCGATCTGAAAGAAGTTCATCATCTCTTGCCCAGACTTCTCTAGGTGCAACAATACCCGTCCAAAACATGGACGACTTGCCTTCATCATAAAATGGGTGTGTAAGATAGGTTGCCATTTATATAAATCAATTATCGTGAATCTTGCATTCAAGTGCGGATGGGTTTTGATCACAATAAAGTTCAAGTGGAGATGGATCATGATGATCCCCCGCTTCGATCTCTTCTTTATGATGCTCTACCCAATCTTCAAGGTCGTGTAATTCTTCCTCGACGTGACGACGTTGTTGTGGAGAGGTAGTAGGATCCTCAAGGATCTTTTTATCTGCCTCGATGTGTTGTTCGATGTTATCCATAATGGTTGATCGAGTTATTGATTATTTATTAGTCTAAATCCAGATAATCTTCTGGTTTGAAGTTAGGGTCATCATAACCAGCATCCAAATCAACATCAATATTTTTACCAACAGATGTTTTATCAATCACATTTGTAATGTTATCAGTAGTTCCACTTGGTTCCCAAGTACCACTATTCCATTTATTGACGAGATCTCTCTCTTCTGCTGATAAGAATTTTGCAATGGAATCATCAGTATTACCCAGTACAGAGAATGGATTGGATAATCCAGAACCAAATATACCCTTTGAACTCTCTTGACCTATTGAAATAGGAGCTCCAGAAGTCGCAGTGCTTCTATTTGGTTGTCTACCATATGAATCCCTAACTAATCTCATTTTAGTCAAAGTATGACTCTGAGTCAAGTGAGTGCAGATATCAGATACAATATAAAGTCCACTTAATTCCTTATCAAAATCATCCCCCTTCTCCATCTTGGCGTCTTTTTGTGGGAAGTCAGCATGAACAATAGAACCAGCTCTTAAAGTGTAATCTCCTGGAACTACAATAGTAATGTCTAAACTGAATAATTTATTATAGGTCATAGCACTCTGCAATATGACTTCATCCAACTTTAAATTTGGTTCTGTTGCTTGATCGACCTGCTCCTCTACAGATCCCGTAGGAAGATTTCCAACATCATCCTTTTTAGAGAACCTCTTTGATACAGTGCTCTGGAATACTTCAATAAATTCTTTGGCTAGTTCTGGAACTTCTAGTCCACCATGTATCTTTTGCTCATCAGTGGTTATCTCTTGTTCCCTTGGATTAAAAATGTGAGAGAATGTATTAGACGTTTCTAATACTGTACCATATGAACCAGACTTTAGATTTTTAGATACACTTATGCTTTGATCTGCATCATATCTGATAATCTTTGCCTCATATCCCGCAGGAATTTCTGTACTATTATTATAAATGTATGCTCTAGCACCTTCAGAATCATCAAATAAATTGTCAATTGATCTAAAATTAAATCCATCATATGTCTCAAAAAATAGGTATCCCGCACTACTCTGAGACTTGGCAGATACTCCTCTAGTAGCAATCTCTGCCAATAGTCTGAATGGTTTTTTACCTCTACCTTCAACATTAAATTTATTTGAAGTGCTATCAACAATAATATTTTTTGTAGTCTTTAGTGCATCATTAAGAATGGCAGTTGCTGTAGCACTTATTTCACCATCAAATCTACGATAAACTTCACATGCTACAAGATCATTCGCAACTGCCTCTCTTGAAAACAAATCAATAACATACATCACCCCACTTTGAGATGATGTTATATTCCTTACCTTCTCCACATATAAAGCATTATCACCCTCATACTTCAACTTATTACCATAAGCATCTTCTAGTGTAAGATGCACCTTCTCTGAACCTGATAATTTTAAATATTGAATTGCAGATACTGCCTGTTCTCCACCACCAACTTCATGTCCAGAATCTGCAACTAGAATAGAAAATCTTACTGTCGGTTCAAGAATACTCTCATAATAATCACACTCTACAACACCAGCAGAGATGTCTTTGCTGCCATTTACTTTATTTGAGAATATCTCAAGTTTTGAGATATTACCTGAATTAGTTGCTAGATTTGCTGTAGGCATGGTATCTATAGATTACTTATTATTTAATCAAGTAGGTGCAATGACTGTAGCATCCTTATGAACAGTCACATTCTTAGTTCCTACTTCACGACCCCTACGGTTTAGAACAGGAACTCTTACAATCTTAGTAGTTTCATGGACTGCAATAACCGTTCCAGTTATTTCATAGTCTGCTTTTGATGATATATCATCTGGAGTGGTTGTAGGGGTAGGTGGTGTTATTTGAGGTTCTTTCTTTTGAGCTCCATGAGTATTAACCCAATTTCCAGGATCTAGGTAACTACTGAACTGACCATTCGCTGCGGGAGGACTATTAGATATTTCCCAGTGCAAGTGTGGTCCAGTAGATCTACCAGTGCTACCAACGTTGCCAAGTAATGCACCCGCTTTGAACTTAGCACCAACACCCAATGCAGGGGGTCTATGTAAATGACCGAAGAAGTGATAAGCACCATGAACAGAATCTTTCCATACAATCCAGTAACCATATCCAGAACCATAAATGTCTGTGGCATTGGCATGAGTCACTTCTCCATCCAAATATGCATACATTGGGGTATCCGTAGGTGCAGCAATATCATATCCATTATGAATAGTACCAGTGCCTCTCCTGTACCCTTTAGTCGATGTAATTACAACACCACCCTTTTGAATGTCTGATCCTGCAAAAGGACTATAAGATACACTTACGGCAGTCTGCTCTCTACCATTAATGGCAACACTACCAGAAGTGCCACTCACACCAGCCAATTTGTCGGAACCGCTTAATGTTGCTCCCGCACTTGCTGGTCTATTTGCTCCAGGAACAAGAGGAGTAGTTGGAGTATTACCGCCACCACCACTCCTACGAGCAGCTTGTTCATCCGTCTCACCCTTAATACCCTTAATAACATTCAGTGCCCGTGTAGTGTCTCTAGTAGCATCCCGCAGAAACTTACGTTCAACTATTTTAGTAAACTCACGAGTTCTCTTCTTTTGTTCTTGTGGAGTCTCAAGAACATAACCACCATTTGCCAACTTTTGCAGTATATTAGTGATTAATCCTATTGGTGCAGGGATAGCAGCATCAAAAAATGTTATTAATGTTTTAACAATTGCCTTAATTGATCTGGCGTCTGGTTTTTTACCCGCAATAAGATCAGCACCAAGTGCCATGATCTTACTTAAAATACCACTATTAGTTGCTCTTAATTTCTTTACAGCGTCTTTAATTTTATCAAATGGATTAACAAATGAAGTGACAGTCTCAGCAGCATCTGTCATAAAGGAGAATAATCTATTAAAAATATTGCCCTTCCTTCCTTTGGCTTGTTTTGCTCTCGCAACATTAACCTTCATGTGATTATCACTTGAGGGCATTATCTTCTGGATTCTAGCATTTCTTGCTCTCTTCTCCCTCTCAGATTCATATTCTTCCTTACCAACTACACCACCCTTTTCCTTCGCTTCAAGATTAGCATCTTCAACAGCACCTGCATCTTCTTTATTTGTAAGAACATTATAAAGACTGACACCAATCTGATCACCAATAACACCACCAATCAGTCCACCTAATGTAGCACCACCTGCAGCACCAAGAAGATTACCAACAATTGGTACGACGGATCCAGCAAGACCACCAACAACACCACCTAACCAAGTTCCAAGTGCTTGTCCAACACCAGCACCAACAGCACCTGCTGCTGCTTTACCAAGTGGTTCTTTAAAAATAAATGCTCTAATTCCAAAGTCAATCAGAGGACCAACAATTGGAATCTTACCAGCGATCTTACCTGCACCAGCACGAAGACCTTTAGTAGCTACCTTCTTACTAACATTTGAAGCAGCTGCTCCAAATCTATTTCTAGTAGCTTTTTCACCAAACCTTCGAGTATATCTCTGTTTAATATCGTCTCTATAACTACCTCCCTCTAGAAGGGTGTATTTTCCTTTTCTATTTCTTTGAGTTTGAAGAGCATTGCCAGTACGATTTTTAAATCCATCAGCTCTACGATTAAGATTATTACCACCTCCTCCACGTCTTCCCTTGTTAACATCATAAGAAGTAGTTCCAGCAAGCATCATTGCGATCATTGCCAGATTCATGAATTTAGTAAAATGACCTTGAAATTCTTTAAATTTCTTTAGTCCATCATCACCAAATAGATTTTTGGTTGTCTCTTCTACTTTATCCTTTACTTTATATCCAAAGTCAATTGCAGTTACTAATTTATCCGCAAGTCCACTAACAACATCACCAACAAATCTAGCGATAGGAGAAATAAATTTAATAAACTCTGCAATTTTTGGTGCATAATCAACCAAAAGCACCAATAATCTACCTAGAATTATTGTTCCTAAAAAATTCCTAATTCCATCCAAAAATCCCGCCCCAGGAATACTAATTCCCTTGGGCATTTTTATACCCTTCTTCTTTTTATTTTCTCTTTTTTTCTCTTTTTCTTCACGAAGATTTTTTTGGTTCGTTCTCGCCTCGAACCTCATTGTATCCTTGTTAAGTTTTAAAGTTCGACCAATAATTTTTTCAATCTTCTTTGTTGTTACTCTAATAGCAGCAACATTCTCCTCCAACGAAGGAGTGATTTCTTCTTCTTTACTATCATCAGATTGTTGCTTTACAAGTGCCCCACCAGAAGGTTTTTTGTAAGGGACAAGTGTTGCTGTTGGTCTTGTTGTTGCAGATGCTCCACCACTTGAAGGCAAAAATCTTTGAGTATTAACTGCCATCTTACTCTACCTCAGTGATTCCATAGATAGCAAGCATCTGAATCCTCAATTCTGTTTGATAGAATGCCTCAAAATCTGTGGGTAAATCTCTAGCACCAGTGGATCCAGGAGCACCTTTACCCCCAGAATCAACAACATTAGATGATGCCATAACACTAACCTGAGGTGTTGGTGCTTCTGGAGTAGGAGGCAAATTACCTTTACCTAGCATTGCTGGGGGAGGTTTAGGTGTTGCTGATGGTGGTTTCGTTGGTTTTGGTATGACACCAGAAAATGGCGCTGCTCCCGCAGAACTCGATAACATATTACGAGGACCTTGTACACCCATGTCAGAATCACTTTCACTTTCCTGAGTTTGCATTTGAGGTGAAGGTGAAGATGGAGGTGGAGGTGGTCTACGTCCAGTCATCGCACCTGCCATAGAAGTTCCAGATGCTGATTCTCTTCTTGATGTGGAAGACGATAAAGGAGATCTAGATGATTGTTGTGGTTCTGGAGATCTAACAGCACGAATAGTTGCAATTAATGCCTGTCTTTCTATTTCTTCTCTTGGAGCAGCAGCATATCTTTGCCTTGCTTCTCTTGCTGCTCTGAATACGTGAGGTCTTCTTGCACCTGGTTCTGTTGGATCTAATAACTTACTTAACTCCTGTATACTCAAATTATTTAAATTATCATTAATATTAACTCCAATTTGTCCACCACCCTGAGCAAATTGAATATCTCCCATTTTAGAATATGTTGGTTGGTTTGTTCCACCACCCATCTTATTAAGACCAAGGAGGAAGGGTGCCCCAATCTTATCAACTGCTGGTTTAGACATTACAATCTCACCAGGTTGAGCAACAATCATCTGAGTGTCTTTTCCTGCACCCCTAACTCTCTTACCAGTGGAATGTGTTACCTTTCCACCAGATGGCATAGTTCTTCTATTTCTTTGAACTCCTCCACCTTTAGAGTATCTTGGAACTCTACCGCCGCCACGGAACGCCAATGCGCCCATGGGATCTCCAGTAACACCACCAAATTCTAGGGTATCATCTAGCTGAGTCTTACCTTCTTTTGCTCTCTCAGGATCATTTGATTGTGTTTGAGATTGCATGATGCCGCCAATTGCTGCACCACCAACAACTACCGTAGCAGCTGCTGCAAGAGGATGTGCTCTAGCAAATTTAAGAAGACCTGGAATTGCCTTCTTTGCCATAAACATAGACAGTTTCACTACTCCTGCAAGAACAGACCGAATCAATGCACCTAATGGAGTTGCAAACAGAACAAATGCAGATAATAATACTGGCCACCAATCTTGTAAGAATCTTCCCAGTGACTCAACTTTCTCCCGATTTTTTGGATCTGCCAACCACTCAAGCAACTTGAACATTACTCTTCCGAGTAAAATAGTTCCGATGAATTTAAATAATCTGTCTAACAAATCAAACGTAGGAGCGGCAAGTTTCATTGCCTGATTCATCATAAACTTTCCAGCTCCCTCTAAAGCACTCTCCTTCTTTCTTCTCTTCTCTTTTTGTTTATTACGTCTATCAAGTTCTGACTTCTTTTTTATAGCCTCAAATTGACCATTCAGAACTTTGAATATCTTCTCAACAGACTTTCTTATCGCAGCAACATTCTCTTCAAGAGATGCTTTACGCTTCCTCTTCTTCTTACTATCTTCTCCAGGAGCAAGAAGAAGTTGCTGTTTTTCTGGACCACTACCAACCATACCACTGGCTGGTTTTGTTGCAGGTTTTGTTGTTGTTTTATCAACTCTCTTTACATTTACCTTAAATTTGCCAGTCTTACTTCTTACTCTCTTCCTCTCCTCGTCAATCAGCATGGAATCTTCAGTAGATACCTTGCTATCTGTCATTCGAGCAGCAACTTGCCACTCTTTTAACATTGTAAGATAATCATCATAACTGAAATCAAAACCATCTTCCAATCCAAGAAGTTCTGCTATCCTTGGATCAATCTCTTCTGCAGCATCACCAAGAAGATCATCTTTTGATGGTCCCGCTGGTACATATGTTTTTGATACTGTTGCTTTTGGTTTTTTTAATGCACCACCCTTCTTTGGTTTAACACGACCCATCTCCGCAATCATTGGAGGGTCATCAGTATCACCAGCATAAGGGTTATCTGGATCTACCTCTTGTTCGTCATAAGAATCCTCTACCTTAGGTTTTTGTACCGTGGTCTCTTTTGGTTTCTTAGGTAAACTTACCTTTTTCGGTTTATCTACAACATAATAATTCCACAAGAACAGAACATACTGCTCCTGCTTCTCATAATCTGCCTTATTCTTCTCTGTTCCAGTATCTACTGCTGCTAAAGGAAAATCTTTTGTATGCTTCTTAAAATTCCTTGCAAAAGTTGAATATACTTTATCTGGATCTACACCAAATTCGCGAGCAAGAAGATTTCTATTGTAAGAAATACGGCTGGCAGCATAACTACTCCACTTAAGCTCGTTCTGCTTAACTGTGGAGTATGGTACAAATTCGCGAATAAATGTTGGTGTTCTCGCCATTAGTTACTATTATTTGCTTGTTGCGCTTTGAGTTTTTCCTCTTCCAAATGAGCCTTCAACAATGCAACATAAACTTCCCGCTCCCATGGAATTAGATTCTCTACCTCAGTTAATGAGTATTTATGGTACTGGAGCAAAGCAAAGTTTAACTTATAGTAGTTCTCCAAATCCATATGGGAGAGGGCTATGCGAAAAAACTCGACAATCCTTCCAATAAGACTGTACTTTTTACTTTAGTTTTTGGATTGGTAACTTCAATCTCATGTGACAACTTGGGCATAGTTTCAAAAAACTTCTCAATCAGTTTGAACTGATTAGAATTCATTTGATCTAAGAATGCAGTAACTTCATTTTTAGGAACAGAATCAAGATCCCAAGTTTCTTCTTCAGTAAGAATCTGACTGATACAAGTAGCAATCAAATCAAATGACTGTTCAACATTATTCTCACCAGAGAAATCAAAATTACTCTTGATAAATTGCTCTAAAGATGGATACTTCATCTCCATAGCAATGGTACTATCAATCTTGATCAATCTATCATGACCCTCTGACTTCTTGACCTTAATATCATCAATATTAATAGTCACTGGAACATAAGTCTCTTCATCATCTGGACAAAGAACATTTACTTCAATCTCTTCACCAACAGACTTACCACGAATGTTCAAGAAGAGATATTCAATATCAAAAGTAGGAAGAGTCTCTACTTTTACTCCCTTAGTCAAAATACAATTCGTAATTACGGTCTTAATTGCTGTAGTGATTTGTTTCGGATCTTCACTTTCCAAGGCAAGAACAAGAAGTTTTTCCTCTCTTACCAAGAATGGTCTGAACTGCAACTCCTCTCCAGTGGAAGGAAGGACCAGATCATAAGTTGGAGCTGCTATAGTGGGTAATGGCATAAACTTATCAATTCATGTGTTTATTTATGGGGTTATTCAGTAGTTCTGAATATTGGGAATGAAGACTCTCCAAATATTGAAGCACCAGGATTAGAGTTGAAAATATCTAAATCCAATCCAGATCTATTATATAAATTTCTCACTGAATTGAAGTCAAATGGATTAAGTATAGTTGGTGGTTGATATCTTACATCTTCCTTATCTGCAATTTCAGAGACAAAATATCTGGTATACGTAAAGGATACTGTAGTTTTTAAAACATTAGATCCTTCATAACTAACTGGGACAGAACTAATTGCTTTAGGAAATGCTTGGACAAACTCATATACTAGTATGTTTTGTTTAGAGTCAAGTCCAAATCCCAAATCCTTCTCAAATTTAACAATAGCAAGATCTGCCTGATAATCTTCTGGATATCTTAAAGTAGATTGAAATGTTGGTTGCTTTAATTTATTATCTCCTACATCCTCTCCAACAATATATCTCATCCAAGCTTCAAAAAATTTGATCTGGAAGTATGATTTTTGTGAATTATTACCTGGATCCATTGTCACCATAAAGGTGAAATCAATGGTTTCATCATATAATTTTGCATATGCGTGCTTCTCAACAACTCCACGATAATCTCTATTAGTTTCTATTGTTCCAAGACTAGATCCTGGAAGATTAGCTTCCACACAAGTTAATTCAAGTAGCTCCTGTCCACCAGATTCAAATCCATCAAATTTAAAACCTCTTGGCGTTTTAACCACTACACCATAAACAGATGACAAAGAGGGTCGCATTATTTTGGACTTCAAGTCCGTCATCTTAATGCCAGGATTGATAGGATTTGCCATCTAAATAAGTTTAAGGATCCCTATATTATATGTAGCCAAGTTTATGAGCGAAAGTATTAAAAGTAGATACCGCCCATCGTTCCCCAAAAAATACAAGGGTAACCCCAACAATATTATTTGTAGGAGTAGTTGGGAGCGTAGATTCTGTGCTTGGTGTGACCTTAATGAGAATATCTTAGAGTGGGCAAGTGAGGAGTTTTGTATTCCATATGTGTCACCAATTGATGGTAGAGTTCATCGCTACTTCCCAGACTTTCTTATAAAAGTCAAAGAAAAAAATGGATCTACAAAAACATATGTGGTTGAAGTAAAGCCCAAAAAACAAACTAAACCACCTGAGAGAAAGTCTAAAAAAGTGACTAAATCCTTCATCTATGAAGCAAAGACATATGAAGTGAACAAAGCCAAATGGAAGGCAGCAACAGAATGGTGTAAGGATAGACGACTTGAATTTAAAATTATAACCGAAGACGAACTAGGAATCAAGTAATGTCTAAGAATACTCTTTTTGAAGATTTAAGACAAGAAGTTGATGTAGAACCTGGTAGATCTCCATTCTTTTACAGAAAAGCATTCAGGAGACTATCAAAAAAATATGCAGCAGATCCACAACGTCTTATCAGAGATGAGATGAAAGATCGCACCAGTGATGATCCAGATGACAATATGATCAGAAGATTCCCAAAACAGGGACATCTCTTTATGTTTGAATATTCATCTGAAAAAGATAATGTATCGGTATTTGACCCATTTCCACTAGTATTTGTAATTAAAGTTGAGGGAACTTCTTTTTTAGGATGTAATCTTCATTACATTCATCCACTTAAAAGAGGAATAGTCGTTGAAAATTTAAGACGTAACAAATTAACATTACCTTATAATTCAGTATCTAAATATAATATAAGTCAAATTAAAGGTCTGTTGCTAGACGTTGCTAGGTCTGAGTGGACATCCGCTTCTAATTTACCAATAGAAGACTTCGTTAATATTAAAGATGGCAAATCTCGCTCAATTAATATTACAGACGTTTGGAAGAATAATAACAGATCCTTTAGGAAGATGCTCCGTGGAGCACTAATATATAAAGGATATGGATCAAACGATGAAGATTTTAAAGGTTAATTAACATGCCAACACCAGCAAAAGTTGAATCTAAAAGTCAAACATTTGTCTTTGGTAAGTACAAATCTGAAGAAGCTAGTGATATACTTCATACTTCCCCACCACATAAACTTTCGTCATCAGACGGTAAGGAGATAAACTATTCAGTTGTAGTTGACCCAGTAACAAAAGAACAAACAATATACGAAAGAACTTATGTTCTTGGAGCTCTACAAAGAATAGATCCAGATAAAGCAATAGCAGTTAAAGGACCTGATGGTAAATTCCTTCCTACTGAATATGCATCAGATAATCTTAATGAGAGTTTAGTTAACAGATTGCAAGAGGACACCGCTCAAGCAACTTTTGAGAACGTTGTAGACTATACAGTAAAAAGTGCTTTAAAACAAACGTCTAGAGACGGAACATTTACGCCAGCACAAGTTGCAGAAGCAAAAGGTGAAGAACCAGAGACGCCAATACCGCCAGACAATCCAGAAAACCCAAGTGGTGGAGATGGAGAAACAGAACCTGTTACTGGTGATGGATCTTTAAACGGACTCACTGTAAGTTCAGCAGCAAATCAAGAGACAGTAAAAAGTTTTGCCGCAGGAAAAAGTGATTTAGTTTATCCAGAAGGTGCAATAGGTAATGAATCCGATTATATGAAATTTACCGCACTAAAATACTTGCCAGGAACACTAAACACTTCAGGTGGTTCCTTTGGTACATCATATCAAAGTGGAACATCACTTGGGCAAAGCGTACAACTTCCAATTCAAGGTGGCATTCAAGATTCCAATGCAGTTGGATGGAATGAAGACACTATGAACGTCATACAAGCTGCTGGAGCGGAGATTGCAAGAGACGCTATTGGAGGCGGTCTTAGTAAAGGTGTAGATACCTTTATTAAGCAAGCTAAAACTTTAAGTAAAAATTCTGGTCCAGTAGGGACTGCTATTAGGGATGGAATGGCGGGTCAAGCAGTAGGATCTAATATTATGGCAAGAACTCAGAGGGCAATCCTCAACCCAAATACAGAACTCCTGTTCCAAGGTCCTCAGTTAAGAGCATTTTCTTTTAACTTTAAGTTAACTCCAAGATCATCAACAGAAGCAGCCATAGTGAAGAGTATCATCAAATTCTTCAAATTCCACATGGCACCAAAAACTAGTGATGCAAACTTATTCTTAAAAGCACCAAATATTTTCAGAATTGAATACTTTAAGGGTGGTCAACAGCACTCTGGTATAAATCTTATTAAGGACTGTGCTTTACAAGCATGTACCGTAGACTATACGCCAGATGGAACGTACATGAGATATGACGACGGTTCCATGTTCTCATATGATTTACAACTGCAATTCATGGAACTCGTTCCAATATATGCTAAAGATTATAACGAAGGAACTAACGCTGAACACCCAATCGGATACTGATAAATGGCAAATTACTTTACCCACGTTCCAAGCATTGCATATATCTCAAGAGATCTTGAGAATAATTCTTTGAATGACTACACAGTCACAAAGAACTTATTTAAGCGTGCCAAAATAAGAGAAGATATATTTCAAAGCATAAGTTACTTCAATAAGTATACTATCGTTGGTGATGAACGACCAGATCAGGTTGCTGATAAGTTGTATGGAGATTCTTCTTTAGATTGGGTGGTTCTCTTATCAAATAATATTCATAATGTATATGAAGAATGGCCAAAAACACAATATGCTTTTGATAAGCACCTTATAGAAAAGTATGGGGATTATAATACATTATATAATGGTATTCATCATTATGAAACCATTCAAACTAAATCCAGAAATGGATATGTAATCTTAGAAGGTGGTGTTGAAGTCAATGAAGGATTCTTCAATGCACCAGAATATGAGATTGAGTTAGACACAAGTGTAATTTTACCATCAGAAATTCCTGGAGATTTTGCAACAGGAACAGGTACATATGATCCAGTTAGTGGTGAAGTTAAGACAGTAACAGTTACTAATCCAGGAACAGGATATACAGCATTTGCAGAGGTGACATTTGCCGATCCACCAAATCCAAGATTAGCAACAATTACCACTACACTCAATGTCCCACCAGATGATAGGGAGATTGGCACTATAACTGTCGTTGATGCAGGAACTGGTTATACATTCCAACCATTGTTAACATTTAGTGATCCTCCTCCAACGGTTCCTGCAGTTCTTGAAGCAGTGATCGGTGCTGGTGGAACAATTCAAAGTGTTGGCATTACATCTGCAGGTGATGGATATACATTCACACCTATAGTTACCTTCCCACCCCCACCAAATGTCATTGAGAGTGCTGTTTTTGTTAATAACGGTAGCGTAACTGTTGATGGTGGTTTTGAAGGTTGGTACATGGATCCTGCAGGTACTTACTTCTACACTGCTCATGGTGCAAATTCTTATACTCAAGGAACTATCGAACAATATGAGATGAGTAGTGGTTATGATCCAAATACTGCCTCTCAAGTAAATGTCCTTACCTTAAATACTGGCGGTCTTAACTTCACATATGCTACTGGCGTTGAGTTTAAACCAGATGGTACAAGGATGTATGTTAGTGGTCTAACCAATTCTGGTAATAAAATTGCTCAGTACGACTTAAGTACTCCATGGGATGTACTCACTGCAACATTGGCAGGTAACGTTAGCTTCCCTGCACTGGCAGGAGTTAGATTCCAAGATAATGGCGATCATATGTTTGTTCTTGATACTCAAGATCCAGACACAATCAAAAAATATGAATGTACTGTTCCTTGGGATATAACTTCCATCTTCCCACTTCCAGTACAAACAGCAAATGTATCCGTAATATGCCAACCAACAGAATCATCAATTCGTGGTTTCTCTTTTAAAGATGATGGCACAAAAATGTATGTTAGTGGTACGGATAACAACTCAACGTTCGTAATTACATTAGGTACTGCTTGGGATCTTTCTGCACTATCTTTACTTGGCGTATTAAACGTTCAATCTGCTAGTGGAGATTCAACACCATTAGATGTATTTACAAATCCCTTTGAAACTTTATTCTTCATTGGTGGTTCAATTAACAGAAAAATCTACACATATGATACTGATGTTACTGCAAAAGCAACTGCAACTGTGGGTGTCGGAACTAGAGCAGAGACAATTGTTGATATTACAGTCACAAAACCTGGATCTGGATATACAACCGCACCACTACCATCGATAGTAATTCAACCACCAATCCCACATAGAACTGCAAAGGGTTATGTTACGATTGTCAATGGTTCCGTAAACCAGGTTGTAATACAAGACCGTGGATACAATTATAGAACTGCACCAATTGCAACTGTAGAAAATCCATTACCTCCAATTACTGCCGAAGCAGTCTTAAAAACAGAGAATGGAGGAGTAAAAGAAATTACATTGACAAATCCTGGAAGAGGTTATAATTCAATGCCAGAACTCTTCTTCAGTAAACCAGGACCAACATATACACCACAAGTAGATGAAGTATATGAGAGAAATGGTCAAGAATGGAAGTTTGATGGATTCAATTGGAGAAGAAGAATAACATTCGGGACTGTCTACTTTGATGAAGTAGCAGATGAATTGACTGAAATTAATGGCAGATTATCTTCTGTACCTATAACAAATTATCAGTACGAAGATAAAAAAGAAAGCGAAAAAAGACAAATATATGTTCTTAAAAAAGAGTATCTTGGTATGCTATTCAATGACTTAGAAGATATCATGCCATATAAAAAAGGATCTGGAGGTTATGTCTCCAGATCCCTTAAGAAGGGTGATAACCCTAGATTATACAACTAATGGTTCTTGATTAGATTATAATAAGTAGCAATAACCAGAAGAGTCAAACAGGCTCTCTCATAGGTCCACCTCATCGAATATATTTGTCCATCCTAAGTTTGATGTAATACATTCCGATGATCCAGAGGGAGAAGAGGAACCCTTCTCCATAATCTAGTTTCATCCAAGCATCAAGTGCATCACCCATAATCAACTCTCAGCGAGACGTTGGAAGTAGGACAGTGCGTCATCATCACCATCATCAGAAGATGCTTTAGGAGTGATGTCAGGTGCGTTGAAGTCAGAACTAGTACCAAGATTGTCAAGCTCTTGCTTCAGATTTGAGGGAAGTTCAGACTCCTGTTGGCGATTGCCAAAACTAGGAGCGAAGTTACCACGCATGTTGTCTTCATCAGAGACCTCTTCATCCATGTTTTGAAGACGAGGAGTGCCTTTACGACCAAGAACGTAGTCCAGACGGGTCTGGAGTTGCTCATAGGTCTTGAACTGATCAGCAGCAGTCATTGCAGCAAGAGAGTGCTGCGTCTTCCAGAGTGCTTCCAGAGCATCATCATCGTCCAGCAGTGCTGAAGGAGAATCAAACTCAGACTTATCATAGTTCCAATAACCATCAACCTTGCGAATCTTCAGTTTGAAGTTCGCACCTTGCCAGAAGTCAAAGGGGTTGATAGGAGTCTCATCTTCAAACTCAGGTTGCATTGCTGCCATGATCTTGTCAAAGATCTTCTTACCAAATTTGAAGAGGAAGACGTTGCCATCATTTGCAGGATTGGCAGGATCCTTTACAACATAGATGTTCGCATAGTAAGAGAGTTTACGCTTTTGCTTGCGAACAATCTCCTTATCCTTATCATTACCACTGTTCCACAGGGTACGGTTGTACTCAGACACAGGATCTTTCTGACCAATAGTAGTCAGAGAGTTCTCAATGTACCAACCGCCAGGACCTTGGAATCCGTGAGAGTACATCTTCACCCAGGGAAGATCTTCTCCATCGGGAGCGGGGAGGAATCGAATAACGGCATAACCGTTGCCCGTTTTATCCATTTCGGGCTTCCAAAGACGATCATCACCGCCGCTGGAATTGCTATTCATCTTCTCAACTTCTTTGACCAACTTCTGAGTCAAAGAACCAAGAGAGGATTGCTTCTTAAGATTTGCGAAAGACATTGGATTACCTCGGATTTGTTTGTATTCGGCTTGTGTGTACCCGATAGGGCACTTGCGGCGAGTACGGACCTATAATAGTGCAAGTGCCCTTAGTTGTCAAACTTCTTTTTCTTCGACCTGCTCCTTCATGTGACCAACCAGTTTCTCCATGTTACTGAAGATCACATTCATGTCAACGTTCTCTGGCATACCCAGCATAGCAGCAGATTTTACGATATTTGCCTTCATTTTCTGTGCCTCAGGATCGTCAGACAGAGACAATCTAGCATAGAGGACTTTTTGCTTGTCAATCAGTTGTGACAAGAGGTCAACGTGTGCCAATTTATCATCTTTATTCATCTGATAAAAACTGAACATGTTTTTATACAGTTTTTCTTGGAGATCGTTAATATGGACAATTTCTGCCCGCACAACATCTGAGTCAAAAAATGTCATAAAACGCACTCCTTTAAAATTTTCCTGAATTTAAAGATATCAATATTTAGGAAGGAATCATACTTCTTAATATTTTTGGAAACTTGCTCCCAAATAGGATCCTGCAGTTTTTTGTCAAAATCCTTACTGAACTGAAAAATACGATTATATATTACTAACGTCTCGATGCAAATATCACCACTTAGATGTTTTTTGAGAAGGGGTGGGTGACCCGACTTGCAATCAAAAACATCCTCAACATCATATTCACTAAACAAGTCAGTAGACTCGTTTTTAAAAATATAACTTAAAGACTCATTCCGCTTCTTCCACGAATTGTACGTTGATTCCCCTTCACGGATAAGTTGTCCAATCCACATAGAACTAGCATCTGTGGATCCAACAAAATTTGACACAAAAAAGTTAACGACCTCTTGGTCGTTCTTTTGGCGACTCATCTTCTCAAACCAATAACGATCCTTCCTCTTATAGAAGGACTGTAGAGAGGCACGAGTTTTACCGTTATATCTGTGGTAGTCGTATTTATCTTTTGTGAAGTGATTCTTCAATCCCAGATAAGTTTTATACACGTCAAAGGGAGTCATTTTAACAAAAAGGGTTTTCACGAAATTTTCCCCGCGATAAATTTTCCGACTTTTTCTGAATTAAAAGATCAATTTCGCTCTGGAGGTTCTCTTTAGGAAGTTCAACTCCATTGCATCATACTTAATCTTCTCCTTCAAAGGTTTAGAGATTAGTTTAGGGACTGACTCTAGATCAATGCTATTACACTCACAAAAGTAAATGATAGCATCAATATAATTCATATCCACATTGTCTCTCACTAAGTATTCAATCTCTTGAGCAAACTTAGTGGGACAAAAAAACTTTTTCTCCAGTACCTTTTCAAATTCGTCTTCATTTTTACTGGGCATAGGTCTCCAGTTTGTAGTTAAGAAATTCTCTAATGTACTCTTGGAGTAGCTTAATGTATTTGGTTTTGTCGCGCTCTTCATAAACAACACATTCTCCATTTTCACATGCCATAATAATGACAAGTTTTTTTACTGATATACCAGTGAGCTCATAGAGCATACACCCATACGCCATACACTGAACAAAATAATGTTCAATCCACTCTACTGGTTTTGGTTTTTTTGAGGTCTTAAAGTCAATAATTGCCAATTCACCATCGAATTCGGCAATACAGTCTACGGTTCCAGCTACACCAAGAACCTTACTATATAGAGAACTTTCTAAAGCATGAATATTGTCAATCTTGTTTAATTCTGGTTTAGCAATCTTAAAAAGATAGTCTGATAGTGGTTGAACTTCAGGTAGACCTTCATTTTTTAGATAACACTCAGTAAGAGTGTGCATGTCTGTACCACGACTAGTTGCTTGTCTAGTAATTCGATCCGCAGTCTCTTCGCCAACCTTCTTACGCCACTTAGCAAAGAAGGCACGGTTCTTGTGACTAGTGACAGAAGTAATGGATACTAGTTTCAGTAACTCATCGGCATCTGGCACTTGATAATAACGGACTCCATCAATAGTCTCCCTGCTAAGGGCAGGGAGATCCAGATCAACATGATTAAACATCAATAACCTAATTCGTGTTTTGCAAAAAGATATTCCTTACAGAGACCAGAACGAACAATATCATCAAGACCAAACTCAATGATGTCAAACGATGGCATTACCCTAAGAATCTTCATGAAGTCGATGATACCATTTCTCTCATTGGTTTTTTGCAAGTCAGTCTGAGTTGCATCACCACAGAAACAAATCTTAGTGTTATCACCTGCCCTTGTAATTATACTATCAAGTTCATGAAAATTCAAGTTTTGGAATTCATCAACGATAATAATTGCTTTATCAAGTGTAGTCCCTCTGAGGAATGAAGTAGACCAGAAGCTTACAGTACCCTGAGTCTTCAAGTTACCATAGAGCATCTCAAAGTCAGCATCAGTTGCCATCTGGAACATGTACTTAACCATGTTCTTATAAGGAATCTGATAGATATCCGCCTTATCCTCATGAGTTCCAGGCAGGAATCCGATCTCTCTAGTTGCTACCAAAGAACGAACAATGTAGATCTTCTCGTATGGTGTGTTCTCATCAAGAACATCTCTAAGAGCATTATAAAATGTAATGAAAGTCTTACCTGTTCCTGCTGCGCCATAAGCAACGATGTTTTTATCATCGTCAAAAGAATCATACAGTTTTGATTGATTGTCTGTAAGAGGATCAATCTCCAAAAGGAATTCGGAGTTGATTGGTTTGCGCCTCTTCATTTGTTTGGCGGTCATGCCAACACCGATTGGTTGTAGGTCAGACTTTCTCTTTCTTGCCATACGGGTAAATCTTGGGTAGGTTGACTTGTATTTAGTACATGGTGCCACAAATACATCGCAGCACCAGCAGCTGTTCCCCCATCATGTGCAATAGGGTCGATGTAAAAGTTTATGTGAGGGAATTCTTTGGCATACTCATAGTTATTAACACAGTTTAAAAAATATCCACCAGAGAGAACTACGTTTTTCGTTTCGACTTTCTCAAGAAGGGATCGAATAAGACGAATAGTGTGCTTTCTAGTTTCATCCTGTGCTTTTTTAGTTAAGTTTGCAATGAGATCAAAATCAAATTCTGGATTGTAATACTCTCCAGGATCTAACGTTGGATCATCATAACACTGCCTATAACTATTTAATATAGTTTGATTGTCTGTAATCCAAGTATCTGTACTTTCATCATAAACAAACCACTCTTTAGTACATGCCTTGTCGGCATCACCATAAGGTGAGATTCCCATCAACTTACCAGCACTATTAATACCAGTAATCTGCATGATGCTATTGAATATCCATCCACAACTAGCAGTTGGAGATAAGACATACTTATCATTTACAAGAACTGGTTTAGACTTAGTTTTAAAACAGTCCCCTTGTGGTGTGTAAACCTGCTTCACGAGTTCTACTTGACCTTCAGAGAACTTATACATGGATTCAGATTCTCTAAGGGTAATATAATCATTAAAATAATGACCACCACCATCTAAAACAAGTGCTGCCGCTTCATCAAAACCCGATGCATAAAATGCATTGCAAGCATGATATAGATGATGCTCCCAGTAATAATGAGCATCTCCAAATGTAATACCATATCTACTAAGATTAGTTTTTACGTCCTGGATGATATCCTCATCTGGATAATCATAGATATGAATTCCATTGATCTTCCCATAAGAAGAGAATGTAATGTGATCTAAGTGACGTGTATATCTAACGATGTCCATAAGACACCTCATCATACTACCACGCAACCACTCCTCTTCTTTGATGCCATTATAGCGATCGTCTTCCATGTAGTAGATCAACTCACCGTCCTCAACCAATGCGATTGATGGGTGATGAGAGATGTTAACTCCAAGAATAAACATAATTAAAGCTTCTTAACTGTAGATCCAGGTGCCTTAGATGCTTTGTCAAGAACTTCATTCCATTCTGGTCTCTGTTTGATCAGTCGGGACTGCCAATCACTAACCTCAACACCCAAACCTGGAGAATTCTCAGCGGTAAAGTAACGCTCCCAATCTGGGTTATCAATCTTCCACTGATCCCAATCGTGAATACTCATCTTCACTTCTTTGGTTTCACCAGTCTCCTTATGCCTAACAGGATATGTTGCCATTACTTCCACTCCAATGCTTCTGAGATGATTGGGAACTGCTCAATGAAGATAGCACGAATGTCTTCAGCAAGTTCCATGTGTTCCTTCTGTGTGCCGTTTGCAGTACGCAGATCCAGGTAATGCGCCCATGAGCGAACATTACCGCTCATGTAGAGTCTTGTTTGTGTGTTTTGTGGAAGCACAAAACGAGCACACTCCTTTGCCACACCTTTGTCAAGCAGTGCATTATAAACTTCAAGACTTTGCTTGAAGTGTTCTGCAATCATCGCCTCCATGTATGCTTTATCGCGTGGATTGATATCATCAATAGAGTTTTGACGATTCTTTGTATCCTGACGACGAAGATCTGGAATAGGAATTTCTAGTTGAAGTTCCTTGCTGTCAGCATAGCGTTGTGAAAACTGTTGATATGTGAAGCTACGGTGCCTCAGCACTTGAGTTGCCACTGCAAGTGATGTATTTAGTTCAACCGTCATGAATGCGTGCTCAAAGATGCTCCAGTGACGATGCTTAATGCAATACTTCAGGAGTCCAGCAAAACTATCGTTGTCCTGGTTCTTTGGGTTTGAAACACGGGCACAGTATGCAATCTGCTTCTCCGCATCAGGGGTAACACTGATAAGTTTTGCGCTCATTTAGACCTCCAAATAATCATTAAAAATTTCTAGTGCAGTATTCCAGTGAATAAATTGTCCTCTTTGATTCTGTGGGACAAGACAGAGAGTCCATCGTCCGCGATCTGTAGGATTGTTAGTCCCATGAAGCATACCGATGTTTACTAGACTTGGTTTGTTTGTGTTTGCCTCGTATAAGAAGTCGCAATCCTCTTCATTTGCCCATAGATTGTCATGGAATTCCGAAGTTGCATTGCCATAACCAAGCATCTTTTTTCTAAAAGTCTTATCAGACTTCCACCATTGTATCACGCCTTCCTCAGGACCCCAAGTGATATTGATCTTTGCATGATGGGTATATCCACCATGATCTGTATGAATAGGAATCTTTGAATGTGGTGGAGTGTAAAAAACTTCCTTCAATGCCAGGATAAGTCCAAGATCATTGAACCATTCTTCTACTGGATAAAATGGGTAGTCGTTGATATAAAAGTGCTTAATCTGGTTCCCCTCCTCTTTGAACATGTCAAGAGGACCTATAGTAAAGGGAAGGTTAAGGTATCTATGATACCAATTAGTCGCAGTACCCATCATCATCGTTGTAAATTTCATCATAGTCCCCCTCTACTGGGAGAGAGGAAAATCCTTCTGTATATGAATCAACATCAGAATAAACTTCAGACTCAATCTCTTCTAATAGTCCCCTCAATTTACCCAAGAGTATCTTTAGCTTCTCTCTTTCCATCTACAATTTAGATACACTTAAACATTATAGTACAAAAAAAGAGGGGTAGCAACCCCCCCCCTTTATTTGATCTTAGCTTGGTGTGCCCATGGATTTTAAATCAACCCATTTGGCATAATGTACACCACGATAAGTTAAGAACGCAAAAGTTCTATCTGGATCGTGCTTCTTAGGATCAAATGCTGGAAGGTCATAAAAAAATCTGACCTTCAGCATTCTTATCTCCTCAATCTATTTTATTGAGGAGCAGTAGTTCACCATACAATAGGAGAATAAATGCTGCGCTAAAAAGGGAACCGAATCCCGCAACTTTTAATGCAAGCATATCTTCCTCACTTGATGTAGGTGTGACCACGGTAGCAGAATGCTCCGTGAACTTCATCACGCTCTTCGCAGCGACGATCAAAAATCACTCCGCGATAAGCGGTGTGAGAGATCTGTGCATCATGCAGGCGAGCCTGCTTTTCGATTTGCTTTTTGATGAGGTTAAGTGTGTTCATTTGTCGTTACCTGAAATACTAGGGTGAATTTAATCTCCCGTTCCTTCAGTCGTTTGCGTCCCAATAACATTCAGGTACAGATTCCTTTACGGTCTCTACCAGCTCTATCACCACTTCTGGTGGTAGTTCTGATTTATTTTTTGTGATTCTCAACATGAGAGAATCAGCATCCTGGCACGTTATACTTGCATAAAGCAGTAACTCAATCATGGGATGAACGCTCCGTTCCGCGACTTACTTGCGTCTTATATCTCGACCGCACACTCATAAGGTGTATGACGTAAGAACTTTCTCTTCATGCTCTCACGAATACCTACATTTTCAGGACGAGAATAATACTCATCTTTATATAGATTCGTGATTGCTTCTTGAGATTGCTCGCAGGTCATCATCCAGTCGTAGGCACCACTGACAAGATAGTCACTGGTAACCTCTTGTGTACTGAATGCCATGAGCAGCATTAGAAGAGGCATAAGATGAACGTACTGTCATTATACACTGACGTTACTATGTATGCAACTTATTCGGTATAACGCTATACCATTTTTATAATTCTTTACGCTTCTTCCCAGTCAAAGAAAAATACCTGGGTCAATCTACCATTTTCAATACTATCTCCAAACCCAGGAACAATACTTCTATGAAGCAAATCACCCCTATAAAGGACAAGACGATTATAAACATTACCAATCATGGTAATTAAATTTTCGTCCTTATCAAATATTCCTGTTCCAGAATCTATAGGTGCATTAGGTGTCAGGTATAGTACCCCTGCCCATTCACTCTTATCTTTATGAATCCAGGTCTTCTCCCCCTCTAAACACAACTGAAACCTAAAACAATCCATGTTATTTCTGAACTGAATAGGACCATACTCTTGAGTACCTAGAATCAAATCTATCTTGTCACCAATCATGTTCTGATAGTCTTTATCAGCAGCATCTGATCGATGACCAGGGAAAGTTCCTGAAGTTTTAAATTCAATTTGTAAAGCTGACTCCCTAACTGCATCTGGATTGTCTAAGAAGTCATCGACGATAATCGTATTGACCCTCACAAGAACATTCCCTGCTCACTCATGTATTTAAGAGTCTCCTTCAAAGTACCACGATGATTCAATCCAATGGCAACTTGAGGGTACTCTGCTTCACTACCAAACTCAGCACGGAACTGTCTATCACTAAAGTCAACACCAAGCATAAATTCTCTTACGTCCTGACCACAAGCCTCAAGAACCATCTTTGCTCTTTCTGATTCTTGGCTACCGTTACCATAAACTAATGCTTGCATTTTAATCTTCGCAACTACCATTTGTTTTGTTTTATCACACCAAATGTAAGGTGTTTCAGATCCGTCTTTATGAATGACGCTATACCTAGTCACGCTGTCTCCAGTCGTCAGGTTTATCTTGCTTGAACCAATCTACAATTTCATCTGCAGATTCAAACCCCGTTTTATAATTAGATGGGTCGGGGTCTCCTAGTCCCATCTTATTCATAAAATCATCCATGCTACCCTCTTGAATATCATTGGCAGCTTGACGACGTGCTTTGTTTAGCCATTCTCTTGCTGTTGTGTAAGACTTGGATAATTTCTCTGCCCAAATCATATCACTTAGTTCTACTTCTTCCTTATTAGAGATCTTTCTGCAGATGCCTTCTAAGCGAAGACGATACTGAGTTGATAGCATGGTGATCTATACCTTTAATTTTATTTATTGAGACCTGCAATAACAGCGCCTAACTTCTCGGCACGACCGAGATAATAGTCTCTCTGCTCTTCCAGAGCACAGTTAATATCATCAACAATGACTTCAACGTCAACGTCATCATTGAAGTAAGTCTGAATTGCTTCAGTCAAGTATCGTTTCCTATTCCACTCAGGAGAATAGGGTCTATAGTTTGACATAATAAAACGTATTCATATTGATAGTTTAATAGAGTCCTGACAATTTGTCAACTAGTGTTCTTTATATTTGTCAGGGTTCTTCTTCACATCATATATGAAATAACCAAAGGGAACCAAAAGTAAGGTTCCCAGAATTGATCCAACTAAAGCAGGATCAAGCATTGTTATCAATTTGTGAATCATTGTCCTCTCCGTATTCTTTTAAGAGATTATTGACAAGTGTTTCACTCCCATCCAGATTTTTAATCTCATAGAGGGGAGACTTCATATACTTTTTGATCTTTTTATATTCTTTGATCAGTTTTTCTACTTCTTCTTTTTGTACGAAGACTTTTGCTTTACCGTCTCCTGCACCAAATCCATTAGACATTATTTCTTACCTTTAGGTGGATTATATAACTTTGGATTTGCTGTACCAGAGGATTGTTTAAACTCAATAAGATCATGTCTATACATGTCCCAGTAATGATCAAAGATATCTACTTTTTTGCCAGCCATAACCAAATCATAACACTTACGACCACTCTTTACATAAGTTACAAAGTAAGCAGTGCAAGGCAATGACTTATTATCAACTGACTCTGGATCACAATCCTCATGAAGTATTCTGATTTTATTACTCAACTACGACCTCCCCACTGGATATCTGGATATGCCTCAGCGATGGCAGACTTAGTAATTTTGTACCTAGTCTGCAACTTCTTATCCTTAACCAAAACCATGATCTCGGCTTCCCTAGGATGAAGTCCTTCAAGCATTTGAATGAACATTGTCTCTCTACGGAGACTAGTAAGAGATGGGTTGCCTCCTTGCAAATAATTGTAGAAGTTCTGCCATTCTTTACGAATAGAAGTTGCCCTCTTACGAACAACTTCATCCATTTTAGACAGACCGTCAACCTTATTCAACTTCTCAATCGAAGCAGACAGGGACTCATTTTGTGCAGTCTGCTCCTCTGCACGAGAGTAAGGTACATCACCCTCAGGAAGAGCAGACACAGCAGTGTCATCAAAATTCCAAATCAGAAGTGCGACCAGACCTTCAGTCCTGTATTTTTGCAACACCTCCGCCTTCTTAGCAACTGTCCTCTGTCCATGAACCAGATCAAGGATCTCATGCATGAAGGGGTTTGGTTGCAATTCAGGAATAGGTTTAGTCGTCTTCTTCTTCGTAGTCGTCATAGCCATTTTCAAATCGTACTGCTAAAATTTCATCGGGAAGAATGTTCCCATTTTCGTCAAACATTTCGGGATGTGTATAGACTGGTGAAGACATTAGTACATGTTCTTTCGCCATCCAACCAACCACTCCGCCCACAATGAGCATCATTATGGAAAATAATGCGGAGAATGTAAGTGTAATTGCTAACATCGGACTGCTCCCGAGATTACCTCTTTTTAAGAATACCAAGTTTTAATTCAAAATGGAAGTGTATCTCTCGATTTAGGAGAGAGATGACCTTCCCAAACATTATGCCAAATGTTTTAGGTTTTGGTTTCTCCCTCCTGCTGCGGTGTCGCAACATTAACTCAAATCCCCGATTAATATCTGGAGATTCTTCTGATTTATTTAGTTGACTTCTTTCGTCTTCCTGGTTTTTTGTCATTGCTGTATCTCCAGGCATCTTCAAGAATACCATAGAGATATTCTTTTATTTTTCTTGCTTGTGGTTTTGGAATGTGACCATACCCTTCTCGCAATTGCTTATGAGTATCGTCTTGACCACCTTGAAGATATTCTTCAAGGTCCAAAATCAACAAGTTGATCTCTGCTGCCGTCGTGCTTTCAATAAACTCGTCAGCATGGCGGCGCTTTGCATTACATATTTTTAGATAGTCGTACAGTTTAAGTACAAATTTACCTTCAAAGGCATAGTCAATTGCTTTCTCAACATCATAGTAGAGTGCAAAGTCAATGTCCTCTTCCATTAGTGCAGACACCATTTTAAAATTATATATCAAAAAGTGGATTTAAACAACTGCTTGGTTTCATAAAACCAAACGTAATCTAAAGTAGATTCGTTTAAAGTTTTGAGTGCTTCTTCTGCTGTTTCAACGAGTGGTTGACCAGCAAGATTAAAACTGGTGTTCAATAGGATACCATGACCTGTCAAGTTTTTGAACTCCCTTAGGATATCATACATGTGACCAGATGCAACGGTTTGAACCCTACAGGTTCCATCCACATGAGTTACACCAGGGATTATATCAGACTTTACAGGAAATGAAAGTGTCATAAATCTGCTGGGCATAGCATTCTCAAAATACAAATGAGCATCTTCCTCTAAGACCATGGCAGCAAAGGGTCTATACCATTCTCTCTTCTTTATTTGGTTAACTATATCTCTAGCATCAGGATTCAAAGGATTGAACAATATAGATCTGTTACCAAGAGCTCTCTCACCTGCCTCTGCCTGCCCGTAGAAGACCGCTACAGACTTGTTTTGGCATAGTAGATCAACTACCCCCTTAGTATCCACTGTGACACCTTTATACGATGTTATATCATGATCTACTCCATGATAAGAAGTTGTCTCAATGGGATGTATTGTTTTATCTTTTGATATCGTTCTGTAAATGTACATGGCAGCACCTACAGATATGCCACCATCATTACAAAGAGGTTCAAAAAAGAATTCAACTTCTGGGAACTCTTGAGTCAACTCATAATTAGTTACAATGTTCATTGCATATCCACCACTCAAACAAACTTTCTTGACACCAGTTTTCCTAGTGTATTTTCTAACCAAATCAATTACTTGATTCATACACTCTTGCTGAACTTCATAACAATAATCAGCATACTTTTGATAATTATTGTCCGTAATATCAAGATAATACCTATCCTGAT